CACGGTCACACCGACAGGCTCGAAGCTCTCCTCAAACAAGAGGGGCTTCTGGACGATTGCCCGGACAGCGGTGTGATTCGTACCAATTCTGACGTTGTGATTGTCCAGCTTGGCGATCTCGCACATTATGGCTTGGATACACAAGCCCGTGACCGTACGATTTGGGAGTATGCGTCTCCTTGGATAGACATAATCCTTTGGGGCAACCACGACCGCGCCGTGATCGATGGCCGTCACTTCTTCATGGGATATCAGAAGCCGTTTCCTGAGACAGTGGAGGCCATCAATAAGGCCAGCAAATCTGGAAAGCTACGGCTGGCTCACGAGGCACACGGCTTTCTACTTACACACGCCGGATTGCATTCCTCGTTCAAGTACAACAAAGCTCCACACGATGATGCAACTAGTATCGCGGCATGGCTCAACGCTCACGATTCCACAGACAGCCAGGACGAAGACTTCATTGCCATCAGAGACGCCATTAGCACTTCCAGAGGCGGTCGATCTAATTATGGAGGCATCTTATGGCGAGACGCATCAGAGAGCCTATATAAGCCCGTGAGGCAGGTCTTCGGGCATTCTTCTAAGGAGAAGGTACGCACGTACCAGACCGGCAAGACAGGAAACTCCTTCTGCGTGGACACGGGTACCCAATTCAACGGAAAATTGAATGCCATGTGGCTCCCCGATGAAACTGTCGTGGAAGTCAAACTAGAGAACGATCAAGCTACCCAAGATGCCGAAGCCGCAGCGAGGAAGCGAGTAGATTTTTCTTGGGCTGACAGTCCATCCTGGTGATCTGATGCATACTTTAGACCATAGATGGAATTGTCGGACTTATAAAGGTTCGCCGATGGTTAGCAACCATTTACTTCGTAAATATGCCTTGGAACGCAAGATCAAGATGGATCAGAATCTCAAGCGTCGGTTGGGTATCCAATCAATTGGTCCGACCAAAACGCGCGGAGCGCATAGTCAGATAGTCATGAGTGAATCAATTGCGCTCAAAGTGATGAGTCGCTTAGGACTCGATCCGTATGATGTAGGGATTTAGAGTATGACCTGGATAATTCTACTCTCGTTCCTGTCAAGTATCGTCGGAAGCCTGTTTGCGTGGTTAGTGGTTATACATTTTGATTGGGAGGGTTTATGGGAGCAGCGCAGATTAGCGCACGGCAAGAAGCTTGACCAACGACAGCTAGAGGCCGCAAGGAAACATGGTTACAAAACGGATTACTAGATGACGTGTTCAATCGACGAATGTAATGATGTCGTATATTCTCGCGGATGGTGTCAAAAGCACTGGAAACGTTGGAGTAGACATGGGAGTCCAACAATAGAGGGAAGAAATAAACACGGTCATGCCCGCCATGGATCGAAACATCCTCTCTATGAAACCTGGATGAATATGCGTAGAAGATGCGAAAATCCAAACTCGACAAATTACAAGAATTATGGCGCACGCGGAATCAAAGTCTGCGACCGTTGGCAGTCTTTCGAGAACTTTCTTGCAGATATGGGTGAAAAGCCCGATCCAGCACTAACTCTTGATCGCACCAATAATGAAGGCGATTATGAACCCGACAACTGCCGGTGGGCTACACGAAAAGAACAACGTGCGAATAAACGAGCATAGCTTATGCGCTACGAGTAGGCTCGACTGATACCGTCAATCCTAATACATCCTCGGGGCGGCCTTGAACGCCTTTGAGCCGTGCTAGCTTGTCAGATACGGCAAGCCTGGCGTCATCGGTTAGAGGACCCTGGGAAACGATCGCAGGATTGCCTCCGGTCGGAACGAAGTGTTCAACTTGCTCGGGTTGGCGATTGAGGTCCCCCAAAACGGCTCTAGACCTACCAAATTCACCTTTTTCGAGTTTAGCCTGAGCATTCTGGTCAACGTAACCGACCACGACGCCCTGCTGATTGTACTCTGTCGTGACGGTCAGCTTCTTGATTGGTTCGTTGTTTTCGTTGCGAATCAGATCCAACGTAGTTTTGGTCTTCTGAATATTGTGGGTCTGCCCCTCGGCGACCCTCTTGGCCGTACCATCGCCGATAACCTCAACGCGTCCAAGGTTTGCTCGCAGGATATGATCGTTCTCATCTCCCGCCTCAAGTGGGAACATATCTCCACGGATACCGCGAGGTTTTAGCTCGATGCGGCGAGTTTTCATGTCGGACTGGCGCTGTAGCCTGAGCGAGAATGGCGACGTGTAGAGGTTGCGTACCCATTTAGGTCCTGCGGCATCCTCCTCTGCAAGAATGGCGGTCTCTGCGGCCTGGGTCTTCGTCACCTCAACCTCGATAGCCTTTTGCTTAGCCAACCAGGCGTCCACGGGTGCTGACACCTCTGTCGGGATAGACAGATTCGCCGTCTTGAGAGTCGTGTACGTCTCCAGTAGTGCGGCCCACTGCTCTTCAGTGAACTCATGGGTCACCGTTTCAACCTTCGGTACTGCTTTTCGAGGCGCGGGATTTTTAGCTGCTTTGCGCTTCGCGGGTGCTTTGGTTGTTGCCATCTTTAGGCTCCTTTTTTCTGTATGTGAACAAAACTTTTTACTACTGATACTGCACTCAATCTTTACCTAACAGGGGGATACAAAAATAGGGGTCTCTGTTGGGTAAAGAGTAATGTCCACACAATACAAGCTAGGCGCTCTGCCAGCTACTCGACCAGCCGCACTCAAGGACCTCGATGTATACGCACAAGGGATTCTTCCTACGCCTCCGCCAAGTGTAGCTGTACCGAAGGCCAAGTACCTGATCGACAACAACGATGTTGAAGGGGACTGTACTATTGCTGGCGTAGTCCATTTGAAGGAATCGTGGCACGCCAAGTACGGGCTGCCATACACGCCACCAACACCACTGGAAATCAAAACCAAGTACCGTTCGCTTACTCCGAATGGCGAAGATACGGGTCTAGTTGAGGCGACTCTTCTTCAAACCTGGCAGACGGTCGGGCTCTTTGGATCAGAACTTGAGGCATATGCTCCTGTAAAGCCTACAAACATCCTCGGAATCCATCAATCGGTGGCTTTCTACGATGGAGCATATCTCGGAATCGAATGCCCGGCATCGGCCCAAGAACAGTTCGCTAACGGAGAACCGTGGACATACACAGGATCTCCCGTTGAGGGCGGACATTGCATTGTTGCACTCGGCTACACAGCTAACGGCTTGTTGTGTGCAACTTGGGGCGGTATAGCTGAAGTGACCTATAGCTTCTGCGCTCATTACCTCACCGAGGTCTGGTGCTTGATCTCCGGTATTCTTGTGGCGCAGAAGAAAGATAGCCTCGGAATTGATATCGCTAGCCTCCAGGACGACCTGTTTAGAATTTAGTCTTTGATATACTGTCCCGCATGGGACTTGATCCTCACGTATCGGGGCTTTTGACAGGGAACGGCCCGCGTCGTTTCAAAGTTCGCGCCAACATCGTTGGAGGCGAGAGTCTAAAGCACTTCCCTAACGTTCATCTCTCCGATCATACTGGCATCAAACGCGACGTACCGGACTTTGATCCTGTGCTGGAGTTCGAGTATACCCAGCGAGAGCTAATGCTACTGGCAGAGAAGATCCTCTTAGAGGACAAGAAGCCGCCATACGAGGACCCCGTGTGGCATCATGCTCAAACGGCAAAAGATCGTTTCAAACGTGAGATATATTGTGCTAACGGAACACCTGATCCTTCGATAGCTTCCGGCATGTATTGGCGTACACATCCTAAAGGTCGCAAATGGAAAACGGCCGAGGAACGTCAATTTAGCAACGGATCATTCTATCGATGAGACTTGGCGAACATACATTCGCGCCTTGACTTCTAGAACCAAGTACGCTATGCTATGAAGCATGCACTACTGCTCCTATCATAAAAAGGACGAGCCGGATGAGAACTTCCGTTTGAAGAAAAACGGAAAACTCGACTCTTGGTGCAAAGAAGGCCATAACGAGTATGATCGTAAGTACTCGAAGGTCAAATATGCACCAATCAAAGAGGCGAATGCAAAGCGCCCTGTGCCCACCACTAAAGTCTGCACGGGGTGTAAACTAGAGAAACCGCTTGAAGATTTTCCTGAACGTTCAGATAGACCGGGTAAGCGCCATTCAAGATGCGAGTCTTGTTTTTACATTTGGAAGTGCGGTCATAATCGAGCTTCGTATCAAAGAACCGAAGGGGCAATTTATGCTTCTGAAAAGCGCGCTCTCAAGGCCGAGATTACTACAGGCGATGCAATCGCTACCAAAGAGTATTCTCGCATCTTGCGCCAAGATCCTTGTAGCTATTGCGGAGAGTGCCATGAGGATATGCAGATTGACCACATTGATCCGATTCACCCTTCTAGTGACGATCACGGGACACATGATTGGAAGAACCTTACTGCCGCGTGTCCTCATGACAACAATAGCAAGAACACCAAGTCGTTATTGTTTTATCTCCTAGAGAAATAGAAAAGCCACCCAAAGGTGGCTTTCCTAATACTATCTTGATTATTCCTACAGACGCCATTCTCCTGTTCCGGAAGTAACTCCAGATCCAGTTCCGAGTCCGGAAATGTTGAGCTTGGCAGGAGCCGCATTGCTGCTACTCTTGACAATTCGAGAGAGTCCTCGGGGATTCAAAATTAGCATCCCGATCAACTCATCTAATACCCAACCCTTCCAGAACTGCTCGACCTGGTGGTTCTCCTCGACATCGAGAGAGTACATGACAGGGAAGACCCCGATGAACTCCGGCTCGGCTGCGAGGAAGACCTCACCCTGAGGGATGATGATCGAACGCTGGATCTGGAACTCACCGAAGCTCGTGATGCGGCCTCCTGCGAATACCTCGTCCTTGAACCTGAAGCCTGTGACGTTCAGATCCCAGTTGTAGAGGTCGCGAATGTCAGCCGGGTGGGCCAGCACGCGACGTGCCTCTAGCTGGTTGATTTCGATCTGCGAAACAGCGTTGTAGAAGTCAGCAGGCTCCAGAGGGTTACCTTCGCCCAACAGAACGGTGTGTTCGTTGACGTTGGCTTCCGGACCTGATGCTACTCCTACTGCAAGACCACCAGTCGGTGCAAGTCCTACAGGACCTTCACCTTTCTGTGCGTTCGTGATTGCTGTTCCGAGTCCGACAATAGCCTGCTCAAGAAGAAGAACCAAACGTGCGTCCTCTTGCTTCTGAATGGCTTGGCGAGACTCGTCCTGGGCGTATTCGACTGCGTTCACGCGGAGGTAATACAAGTCCTCCTTGCGGATGCGTGGGAAGGTGGCGAGCCTGAAGAGACTCGGGAATGCCTGCCTACCCTCGAACGGTGTGATCTTGACCTCTGCGTCAGTGCTGTTCAGCACGTACGCGCGACCAAGGTCATCCAGGATGTCGTATGGCATGAG